AGATATTGTAACTCTATTGAACCACCTCCACCAAGAGTTGCAAGTTGAGTCTGAACTCTATTAAGGAATAACTTATAATGCTCTTCAAACTTCTCAAGAGTTATAAACTTTTGATCTAAAGGAGTAAGAGGATCTGAATTCTTTACATCAGGAGGAATATTTAAAAGACCTTCATTAAGAGTTTGCTTATCTTCAAGTATTTTAATATTATGCGTTAAACCTTCAATCTTTATTGAGAGTTTTTCATTCTCTTTAGATAAAGCATTAACTCCTCCTAGATACTTTTCTTGATCAGGTATTTTTAATGAGGAAATCTTATAAAAAAGATCTTTAAGCTCAATATTTAAACCTTCAATTTTCTCATCATAAGACTTAGATTCTACTTTGGATTCTGTTTTAAGATCAATTAAATTTTTAATAGTAGGAATATTCCTAGAGACAGAATTAATCTTTTCATAAAGTTCTTTTATCTCATTATCATAAGATTTAACTTCTATAAAAGGAACATTCTCTTCAACTATTTCATCTACTTCTTCATCTACTTCTTCGACTATTTCAGATACTTCCTCTTCACACTCATCAAAAAATTCTTTTGGCGAAAAACACTTTTTATTCTTTAATTTCTCTTCCTCTTCCAATTTCTTCAGAGTAAATTCTTTTTCAAGAATATCATTCTCTTTAAACTTAAAAAAATCTGAGGGATTCTCTAAAGGCACTTTATCAAAGTTTGGTTTTTACTATTTATCAGGTATTAAAACTTAAATCCGTCAAAAGATTTTTTGGGTTTTTTCTCCTCATGATTATACTCTTCCTCTCTCCCATTGTCAACTATATCATCCTGAGCACTTTGTTCACAATCATACAATCTCATCTTTGCTCTATCAATTCCCACAACAAACCTCTTAGAAATCGTAGGATCATTGTACCTATTCTTCAACTGCTTAACCATTATCTGATTTAATCCTTCTAGTTCCTCTCCACTAATAAGAGCAAACATTAAATCAGCAGTAGCAGGAAGGCCAAAGGATTCAGATGTGTCAGTGAGATCAACATCACTACTAGCAAAACCAGAGCGAGTAGTTTGAGTAGCAGAGACAATCGGTAAGTTTGCCTCAACCGCAAGACCACGAAGTTCTTCTGCAATCGATTTAATATACGAGTAAGAATTGACTGTTGAGTTGCCACGATATCTACTAGATGCACATATGTTTAAGTAATCTATGAATATTATATCTGGTTTGAATGATTTCTTTAATGCTAACTCTTGAAGTAATGCTTTGAAATGTCCACTATGTGCTGATGCTGTTGGATATTCCTTAATGATTAATGTACCCTGTGTCTTCTTAGCAATATTAGTTACCTTGCTTTCAAACATAGGTTTAGGAAGGTCTGTTATGTCTTGAATGTTGACATTAAGTAGATTAGCATCGATCCTCTCCGCAATCTTCTCTTCTGCCATTTCGAGAGTGATGTAGAGGACGTTCTTTCCCTGGAGGAGGACACCGCTAGCCACATGACACATGAATAAAGATTTTCCAACTCCTGTGCCAGCCAAAGCAATGTTGAGAGTTTTATTCGGTAAACCTCCTTTCGTAATTTTGTTGAAGTATTCGAGATCAAATGGAATCTTGTCTTCCTTCCTGTGGTATGATTCATAACGCTCCTCATAATCATTTAAATAATCATGTCCAATATGCGTATCAAAAGATACTGCCAAAGCATCTGATAAAATACTAGGAATTGCATCTCTTCCTTTATTTTCATCCTTTCCATCTGCAATGTAAATAGAATCCATCAGTGCTAAGTATATAGCACGATCTCTACACCATGTCTCTGTTGTATCAACTAACCAATTAAACTCAACAGCCTCTTCATCCAGTGAAAAAATTAAGTCAGTAATATGTTTAAAACTCTCTTCATTAATATCAGACCTCTTCTCTATTTCAATAGATAATATTTCTTTCGTTGCTACCTTGTTATATTCCTGAACAAAACTAGATATCTCCTCAAAAATAACCTTCTGAGAAGCATCTTCAAAATATTGCGACTTAAGAAAAGGAATTACTTTACGAAGATATTCTTCATTATAAATTAAATTCTTAAGAATTAGAATTTCAATTTTATCCATTTATATTATGTTGCGGATTATCAGGAAAATGGGAGATATCAAAAACAAAAGTAATTCTTGTTTCATCATCCAGATTAACTGCTCCATGTGGCAGTTTATTATTAAACCAAAAAAGAGTGCCAGGTTGAACTATTAAAGTTTCATTGCCAACAAAATACTGGTATCTACCAGCTATTGAAATATGATATCGATCTCTTGTCAAGTAATATGAACCTTCATCAATATGAGCGCCAACATATCCATCAATAGGAAGAGAAAGAAATCCACATCGATGAATAACTTTTCCAGGAAATTCTCTAGTTACAAGTTTTATAACCTCTGTATGTCGTTCATATGCCTCAGTTGGTTTACATAATTCAGAATCTCCCACAAAATCTTCTTTTTTAAGTACTGCTCCAACTATAAGTTGAAGATTACCAACATCTATATCATCATAACCACGATCAACTAAACTTTCAGCACCTTTCCTCTGAATAAACCAATCATCAGAATACTCCTCTAATTGATCTAATACTTTACTGACATCTATACCAGACTTAATAACTTTAATATTATCCGCCATAACTGAACTCTTTCTGTGCAATCTCATCAAGAGCTTGCATCACTTCTGGAGTGAAATAAGTGTCGGGTTCAGCGAGTATCTGCTTGGCATATATTTTTTTTCCGTTGATTTCGTATCTTCCGGCAACGTTTTTCCAAAGTCCCCCAATCTCACCCAGTTCCAATAAACCATAATAACGGTCAAGACCACGATCATCATAATAGAGACGTATCTCAACTTGTTTGTTCTCCTTACTTAAACGAGATTTGTGAGTCTTAGCTTTGATAATATTTCCAATGACTTCTTTTCCATCCTTTTCTTTCTTCTTGCTGAGATAAATGATTGTACTTGCTGCGTACTTGAGTCCCGAACCTCCTCCCATCTCTTTAGTTGGTACATAAGCTCCGATGACATCATATGTGTGATTTGTGACAATGAGTGGGACATTCGCTTGACCAAGTTTGAGGGTTAACATTCTGAACGCACCTTTGACCAATTGAGATTTGGTCATATCACGGACTTGTTTATCGTTCAGAGCATCCGTAATTTCTTTTTCAGTGGAAAGCATACCAAGAGAGTCTAACACAAACATACATGGTCTGCGATCCTCTATAGGCATTTGAAGATATTTATCAACTGCCTTAAGTGCCTTCTGTCTAAACTCCTCAATAGTTACGACATTGACCACAACAAAGCGATCCATATCAATATTACGACTCTCTAAAAGTGCCCTAGTAATACTATTCTCAGTGTCAAAATAGAGTACATAAGCGGAGGGGTTAGTATCAAGGAAGTTCTTAACCACGGCGAGAGAGAAGAAAGTTTTGCCAGTACTAGACTCTCCAGCAATGGCAGTAATCTTATTACTAGAGACACCCCCATATATGGAACCGCTACACAATCCATTAAAAATATAACTGCCCGTGTCAACGTATTGTTCGACTTCATCAATTTCTGACGCCAGTTTTGTAAAGTCATCACCTATTTCTTTTACTATGTCTTTTAAAAAATCCATCTCAAATACCTAAAATTTTACGTTGACGATTGAAATAATTATGTAGGATCCATGAACTACTATTCAATTTATCCTCTCCCCCAATACCATATCTAAATTCTACTCTAGGATCATCACCATACCCCATTGCTTCTGGTATATTAGTTTTATTTCTATCACCACCATTACAGAAAATAACCTTCTCTGAAATTTCTAAACATTTGGCAATAGCACCTAAAGCAGAGTCATCAGCATCATCCCATGATATAACAGCATCTACCATATCCAAATGACGAATAATATCTGCTCTCTCAGTCCAGCATTGGAAGTACTGACCTTTCTTACGTTTCAACCATGGATCACCATTCAATCCTACAATAAGATAATCAGAGAAATCTTTAGCCCTCTCAAAATATCTCAAGTGTCCACTGTGAATAGGATCAAATCCACCAGTGACAAGACTTACTTTTTTAAAAATCATATAACCATCCCGTATTGTTCACGAAGTATTTTTTTATAAGATCCATCTGGATTTTGATCACGTACTTCCTTAACTAATTTAAGTTTTTCATACACATCACCACACTGCTTCTCAGCACGTGATTTCCATAGTTGAGTAATCACTGTACTCAATTCATTATCATCAAGAGGAAGATCCATTATTTTCTCAAAGTTTTTAAATAGTCTAACACATTCTCACGAACTGCCATAAGCTCATTGTAACATTTCTGATTATGAGCACATCCACGAAGAGCATGGTCTGGTTTATGTACCGACTCTATGTAGAGATCCAATCCACGATTCCATTTCTGGTCTTGTGATTCATTATCAAGAATTGTGTTCTGATCTTTCATACAAAAAATGATTCTAGTGTATTTGTTTTCTCAACTTCCCATCCGATGGAATCAAGAATGATCTTAAGCGGTTCTAAGAAAGATTTTTCAAATTGTAAATCATAATCAAGATATTTGTCAAGATTTAATTCCTTTGGAAAATCTTGAATGAACGATATAACATTCTCTTGAATGGTATTTGGTTTCATCAGATAGCAAAATTTAATCTTCTCACCATTCTGGATCAAAGAATATTTATTGGTCAATTTATTCTTCTTTATTAGATGGTTGAATAAAAGTGCACCTCTCACATGGATTGGTGTTCCTTTAGAATAAATAGTAGAATTAGATCTATATTTCACCACATCAGATACTGAACGTGGAAATGCAATATCCTCTGGAGGAAGAGAATTAAAATCTTTACGGCACTTATCAATATAGTTAATCACATCATCTTCTGTACCACTCATCATCAACTTAAGTGCGTCCTTAATCATCTGACGACATGGTGCAGGTGTTGAGGATTTAACTGCCTCAATGCCCATCATCTTTAACTTAGGTTCTTCATACCTAACTCCTTCACTATCCCACACATTTAAAATGTATCTTTTCTTGGCAGTCCATATACCACGGTCGGCAATGTTCTCTCTTTTCATGAACATTTTTTGGTCGTAGGCATTGACATACCTGGCCAATTCTTCGTAAGAACTTTCAATAAAAGGTTCAAATTGAGTTTCACACACCTTATTAAGGAAAGTGACAACGCTCTCATTAGTTTTCTCTCTCCCCGCGTATACAGCTTCAACCAAAGGACCCAAATTAAGATAAATGGAATCAGTATCTGAAGCAATAACATAATCAACCTCCTCAGTTTTTAATATCTTATTAAGATGAGCATTCATCTTATTCTCAATCCATCGAATGGAGACTTGTCCTGAAAGGGTAATTGCCTCTGCATTTGCCAACTTGTAGTACCGAAAGTACTGATTACCGATAGCACCATAAGCACTATTAAGAGATATCTTTTTCGCCATTTGAATGTTATTGCACCTGGCAATCTCTTTCTCCAATGCTTTACTAGGAGTCTTTTCATAGTCCTTCTTAGCCTGAATCATTTTCTTTTTGAAGACCACACGATCTCCATACATCTTATCCATCAATTCAGGAAGAAATCCACGCACATCCTTTCTATATTGTGCACCATTAGCACAAGTTGCATATTGAGGGTCAATTGCAACCTCTTGATTTAAAAACCTTTCAACGCTCGCGCTGGGATGTCTAGTCTCCCAGAGTGTTTCTGGGGAGATATTATACTGCATGATAAGATGAGGGTAGAGAGAGTTAAGGTCAAAACTAACAACCCAATCATACTTTCCTGGAATTGGCTCTTTGACATAGGCACCTGCATACTTTTCTCCTTTTGCTGTTTTATTCTTTGGTGGTATTACAATATTCCTCTTCTTGAGATAATTGTAAATAATAGTATCCCACATACGAACTTGATAAAATACATCATTGTAATTCACCTTCGCATCATATGCCATAGTTAATGCAAGTTCAATCAATTTCATCTTGTCTTCCAATCGGTCAACAAGTTCAACGTCAACAATATTATATTCGATAAACTTCTGCCATCCCTTATTATAGAAATCCTTAAAGGTTTCAAACTCAGAGTGATCTAATTTCTTTTGACCCAATTCAACACTAGCAATATAATCCAACCTATAAGATTCTTGTGCTTTATAAGTAAACTTGCGATAAAGGTCAAGATAATCTAACTGAGTCACACCACCAACATCAAATGTGGTATTTTTACGCCCCATAATATGAACTTCACTTTCACTCACCAATCCCCATGGTGACATCCTCTTCATTAATTTTTCACCAAGGACTCTATCAAGTCTCTTACAGATATAAGGAATATCATATAATTGAATGTTCCATCCAGTAATCACATCGGGAACATCAACCATCCAATAATTAATAAAACTTGTTAATAACTCATGTTCCGTTGAACAATAATGATATGTTAAATCCTTACGATTGTGCGTAAAGGGTTTAACTCCCCAAGTAATGATCTGCTTCGTTGTATAGTCCTGGATAGTGATAGCAAGTATCTCTTCCGAGCACGATTCAACATCAGGGAACCCTTGCTCAGACGCAACTTCAATATCCAGAGTAATAAGTTTAATTTTGCTGATGTCAAACTTGACCTCATCCTGAGGGTATTTCTCCGATATGTATTGGTAAATATACCGGTCATTCCCGTATATCTCAAATCCCTCAACATCTTCATATTTCTTATAGAACTCTCTACAATCCCGTACCGTTCCTGGGTTAATAGATTCAACTGATTCTCCCGACAACGTTTTATATTTAGTCTTTCCTTTAGATTTAACAAATAAAGTAGGGAAGAATTCATCTCTATGTTCATATCTTTTGCCATTATCAACACCTCTGACCAGAAATTGGTTTCCGATCAATTGAACATTGGTGTAAAATCTCATTCTTTAGTAAGGTCCAGATATTTTTCAAGTAAAGTGGGCGTGGGGTCTGCCAACGTAAGTATCTTATCAGATCCCATCATAAATGTGGTATCCCTTGTGACACTTGTTAAAAAGGGTTCTAAAACGGTGTGTCCAGTCTCAGTACTAATAACAAATGGATTAATTAATTTACAATCAGGTTCTCCAATATCTGCAGAACCTACTTCCTCAATTTCACTTATCAGATACTGATGATTGGTCAGTGCTACTACTTTGATTGTCTTTTCCATATTTAAGTACTTGATCTTTGAACATCTTAGTTAGGTTATCTACTGGTTCCACCATTGTAACAACCCACTCAGTAGTTAATGGAATAATAGGATCTTTTGCAAGCGGAATCCAAGGATAAAACTTAACTTGGAATTGAGATTTTTGTTTCTCTTCAGTTACTTCTTCATCAACAACTTCTTGATGATCCCTCATTCTAATAGTGCAAGGTCTAGTAAGAAAATATCCCACAACCTTTTCATTAACAACCATCTCTTGAACATCAGCAATAAGATCTTCTCCAGATTTTAATACCAATAGTTTTATACTCATTACTTATCCATACCTCTTTATAGTTTACCATTAAAAAAGAGGAGTGTCAATGACTCCTCTTTAAAATCTAGAAATGCATTTCTGGCAACAAGGAGGACCTCTTGCCATCTCTATTCTTAAAGATAATTCTTACGAGCATGATGCTCAGGAACTATCTTTTTCAATTCCACCGTGAGGAGTCCATTGTCAAAGCTGACCTGTCGTACCTCTGTATCGTCGGCGAGCGCCCATTGTCTGGTAAAGGATCGTTGGGCCAATCCTTTATGGACAAATTCTCCAATATTTTCTGATTCTTCTTTTTTGCCTTCCACATATAGTTTTCCAAACTCCGTGTAGACTTGTACTTCTTTTTTCTTGAATCCCGCGAGCGCGATTTCCAATCTCGATTCGACATTACTTACCTGCACTAAATTATATGGCGGATAATTAGATGATGTTTCTACTGAATCCCAAAATCTATTGAGATAATCATCTATTCCTATGCTGTTTCTATTAATCTTCTCAAACAATTCAGGAAGATTTGCAGCATGATACCTGGCTAGTGTGCCCATGATAGTAGCTCCTTTAAAAGCGAGTTTGTGTTTTGTGGACCCCGAAGGCATCCATACTTATTTATAACACAGATCCGAAAAAAAGGATATATGGTTTACCGTATTAAATTCCCTTCAACTTTTCAAAATCAAAATAAGTTGCCATACAAGATTGCATATCAGGTTCGTAAGGTTTATTTCCTATTGTACCAGCGAAGAGTAAAGCATCTAACATTTCCCACCTCTGCACATCAAATGAAACATCAGATAAAACATATTTCCAAATACGTTTTATTTCTTTCATATTATTCATATCATGAAAATGAATAGTAGAATATTGGGGTACTATTTTTTTAAATACTTCAATATCATTATACCATCTAACAAATTTTTTAGCAACCAAATTTAAAGATACTCTCGATAATGCTGCTAAAGAATTTTGAGATTCAATTCTATCTCGTTCTAAAAGAACATAAGTAGCTTTTGGAAATAATCTATAAAGATCTTTGATGTAATGCAACATCTCTGGATCTCCAAATCCTACATACTTCTCAGGTCTTTGTTCAATCCTATCTACTAACTCATCCCAATTATTAATATAACGGAATTCTTCATTAAAACAAAAACTATTCTTATAAGTAAATAAATTTGCAAACCAACTGCTTCTACAACGCGCAGTACTTAAAATAAAAAAAACTTCTTTATCTAGATTCTCGATACGAGTCTCAATCTGCATCCGAAGTTTTTCCTTTCTTCCCAATGTTATACTTCTGTTCCAATACCCAATCGTTCTTATCCTTATATGCCAAAACTTTAATTTGATTAAGTGGGGCAATATCAGAAACTGAATCAGGTCTCACTACGGAAATAAGTCCCCAGTCAGCCAAAAGACGCACAATACGATTACGTCGCTGTACATCATTAACTGTGAGATTAGCATGCTTACCATCCAGAGCAAATAGCTCCTTAAAATGAACAATATAATACCTACCTTGCTTGTGCAAGATATGACATGATTGATAGAGTTTCTTTTCTTTCCTAGACGCAACTCCAATCCTTGTTAAAGTCTCACGGACTTTGAGAAAATCATCAGGTTCATTAAGTAATACCTCAACCATTTGGTCTTGCGACCAACTGACTTCAGGTTCAACAGTAGTCGTCATTTCGATCCTCCAGTGTCAAGTCGTTTTTTAATAAATTCCAGTTGTTGTTTTGATAAGATTTTCAGAGCTTGAGATGCTTTTTCATTACTATAGCCATAGTATTGTTTGACACAATCTAAGTCTGTGACTTTATCTTTGCGGAGCCAGGGAGAAAATCTCTTCTTTTTCCTAAGAGTATTTAGATAAAATTTATATTGCATATCTTTGTCAAGGTTAGGATACCTATTCATTTCATTGACAAACATAATACAATCAAGATTACCTGATAAACAACGATTGATAATATAAGGAGCATAATCAGATATATCTTCCGACAAATCTTCTTTCGTAAAATTAATAGAATTTAACCAATCCTTTAATTCAGTCTTCATGGTCCACCTCCTCCAGAGAAATCAAATACACTATAAGGATCAATCTGCTCACTAAATTCATCCACATCCCTCAGCAGATTATTAAACCTTTCCTCATCTTGAGCAAGTTGTTGCTCTCCTTTAGTAGTATAATGCAACACAATGGGATTAAAAAACTCTTGATGCTTTTGCTCTACATATCCCTGAGTAACGTCCTGAGGACCGAAGAGAGCACCATAAACACCTATCCTACTCAATATAACCCACATAGCATATTCGTCAACTATACGGGGATTAGGGACAGGATAAGGAATAGTACCATTCCTCAGTTTACACATCAACTCAACCAATTCACCCAATCTATCTACAATCTCTAAATGAATACCCTTATTGAATAACATTACTCCCATACAATATTTGTGTATCTGTTGACCACCAGCCTTAACAATACACTCATCAACATAATCAAGAGATTCTCTTATCTTCTTTCCACCACCCACATTAGGATCATGGCGGAATCCAAACTCCTCTCTACCAAACACATCTGCATAATTATAATGAGTGAAGATATATTCTACATCCCCATAAAATATAGTATCCGAATCTACATAAAGAATATTACGCTTATCATCAAAATATTTTAAATTAAACCATCGATAAATGAAAAGCATTCCATGGTTAACCTGCTCCTCAAATAGTCTAATATGCACTAAAGATTCAAGTACAGTATGCTCTCGAATATAATCAGGATTATCGCAAAAAAGGTAAACGGGGATTTCATTATTAAACTTTCTTAATGTAGATATACTATGTTCAAAACGTTTCATCTCATGCTCATTAACATGATCATGAGGACTCATTTTATATGAATAATAAACTATGTTTTCACCCACTCATCTACCCTCTCTAGATTTATTTCTAATAGTAATATGATTTCCCTCAATAGAAAACTCAAGATAGTCTCTATGATCCCACTCAAGTTCTTCGTAAAGAGCATTGAGTTTATTCATATCATCCCAAAGATCACTAGGAGTCGGTTCTCCCCAAAAAAGATTATCTTCTGGATCCATTATCGTATAATCTGAATGTTATCATCTTGGGTCCACAATTCAACCCTATTACGTATTCTACCATCTTTTTTAAGTTTTTCATACCTCTTAGTTGCTTTTCGTTTCCACCAAGAAATAATGTTATCAAGATGAAACTTATCCCAATTTTGACCTGGAATTAATTTATCTTGCTCACCAAGAATTACTTCTCTAACATTTTGATAACCATAGTCGGAAATATAAAATCTTTTCTTTTGAGTAAGTCCAAATGCCATATCAACAACTTTATTAAATTGATAGAGTTTTTCCTGGTCATGCAAAGAATTACGAATAATAGAAATCATTTTATTTTGTCGCTTCATCTTTTTAGATGATGCTTTATTATCCGTTAAAGGTTTGTTATTATTTAACACAGTAAAAGTATTATGCAATTCATGAAATGCTTCATCATGAAGTAAAGGAAGAAATTTACTCTCAGTCAAACCTTTATATCTTATAAAAGGTTTAAGACCATCATACTGTGATGCAGAAGTAGTAGATCCATAAAGTGAGGTAGTCTCAAAAAGAGCAATCTCCTTTTCAAATACTTTATTCAAAGACTCTCTAGCAAAATGAGATACACACAATAATGCTAAAAGTTTGCCACCAAGATAATTGTATCCAAAAGGTTGCGATGGTACAATAACAAATCCCATGGCAGCATGACGATTAAACACAGAAAGATTCGGTGGTTTACCTAACCAAATATTTCTAGGTTTAGAATTAATAGTAGGAGATCCAAAACGAATAAATCCAACAACCTTTTGAGTCCTCTTCTCATAAATCATCCAACGAAGTTCTCTTCCTGGAATATTACTTTCATTATTATGAGATGATACTGCTTTTAACAAATTGACATAATGATCTTGAGGTATAGATTTCTGAAATCTATTACCAACAAATTTAATATCAAACTCCATCTCTTCAGGTGAGATATCCTCATTAAAAAATTCATCCTCAAGAGGAGTAAGTTGATTTGTTTGTGTAAGAACTTCTTTCTTTACATATCGAAGATAATCCTCAATAGATACAAAATTCCCAAAATACTCTATAAATTTATTGGCGGCCCATACAGCATCTTTTTCAGAGATAATCATTATCTAGATATTCTATTCCTGGATCAGATTTAAATTTATACACTTCCAGTACTACTGAATCAACAATCCTATTAAAACTCCTAGACATTTGACGATATCCCGAACCAACATAAACCTGGCCAGCAACTACCGCAACTGTAGCAGTTCCCCAGAAAGTATAATACCATCTAGATTTAACTTGTGCTCTTAATTTCTTTTTGTCTTTAATCATGGTCTATCTGGGTGAGAAGTTTGTTCAGTAAGTTTTGCAGTAACAGGTCCATCAGATGACCAAACAGATAATGTATGGACGTTAATGGAATCCTTTTCAAATATTTTAACATCAACCTTACCATCTTTGCAAGAAACTTTAACAGTCCCATTGCAATGCCAATCTGAAGGTTCTCTATAGAACTTATAGACTGGATAAGGATCGCGAGTTTGAGCAGATGCAACTACTCTATAAAAATTTTCAGTCATTTTTTGGAATCGGTGATTGTTTAGCAAGTTCAATATTTCTCTGTTCCAAATTTCTATTAAAATTCCATTGGTCAAATTTTACATAGAGATGATAAGGTAAACAGAGAAGTTTCTGTGTAATCCATTCAAGATATAGTAATGAGAGTATAATATACTTCTCAATCATTAATTTATAAGATCCTCCAAAGTAAATAAACTAATCAGTTCAAGTTTAGCCTCTATCATAGCATCATATGCTTCTGTACCATCTTGTCTGTCCACAATAGATACAACACGATCTACCCAATATCCAGCATCACGTAGTTTTTGTGCTGCTTTAATTGATGATCCTCCTGTAGTAATAACATCCTCTAAAATAGTAACACGTGATCCTGCTGGAGGTAAAGGTCCCTCTATCCATGCTTCAGTACCATGTCCCTTTGGTTCCTTTCTGATAATTAATGCATCAAGAGAATGACCTAATTGACTAGCAACTAAAGCAACTCCACTCACTAAAGGATCCGCACCCAAAGTAAGTCCTCCCACTGCTTTAGAATACTTTTCCACCTTTTCCAAAAGCAATGTACTTACTAAAGTAAGTCCCAATCCACTTAATATTACAGGTTTACAATTCACATAATGCTTACTCTTTCTACCAGAAGTAAGAGTATAATCACCATACTTATAAGACTTCTCCTTTAAAAGTTTTAACAATTTAATCTTTATAGATTTCTCATAAACTATATCAGGATGTGGAGCATATAGTGGCCCTTCATAATCTTTTTTCATTATTTTATCTTCCTATAATGACTCCAAATTTCATCAATTTCTCTTTTAAATATTGCTTGTTCATGTGCTTCATTCCATGGACTATGATACCCAACATACAACTCTTCCAATCTCTTCCTATCTTCTGGCCATAAAAACTCTTTACTCATTTACATCCTACTGGGAAAACTATTTATTTCTTCTAATTGAAAACTCCAATCTTCTATAACAGTATTAGCATATAATCTATCACTAAGAAGTTCCACCTGTTCTGTAGCATATTCTCTATCAGGTGCCTCAAAATAAAGATCAATCACCTTACCCAATCTTAACTTCTTGATATCCAAATCAGAAAGTCTACGCGAAGCATCTCTGACTGCATTTCCTGGAGAATCATCAACCTGTCCTCTTAAACGAATAAAAATAAGTGCCTTAAATTTCATAATTATCTAATGGATACATTGATTTAAGATGTTGATGTAATCTCCACACAAGATCATCCTTTCCTTCATAATCTGGCATCTGTAATACTAAAAATAAAAATAATTTCCATTCATTTTTTTTAAACATCTTTTATACTCCCAGCATCCTTCTGTGCTTTAATCCATCCTTGTCCTCTTTCTATTGATTCTAGTCTAGCAAATTCAAACTCTTCTGCCCAATCATCTGTACCCTCCCAATCTTTTTTAAACTCTTCTGGTACATAAGCAAAACCAACTCTCCTCACTCTTCGACCTTTCCAATCTTTTCTATCTTGTGTGAATAAATGCCCATCTAGTTGAGAGGCAATCCATTCGATGGCCCTTTTCTGATATGGTTTCATTCGTCCCATGGATACCCACGGCCAGTTTGATTTTCCTTCTTCCAACGCATAAGACGATCAAATGGTGATTCCTCATCTTCCAAATTTTCACTAACTCCATCCAACATACGCAATTCTGTTTCAACCTTTTCAGTAATTGAAGCATGTCTACGCATGTCTCCACCCATAAACATCTTATCCTTTGTCATATCCATACAAAGTTTAAGTTGCATTAATTCCAAATAATCAAAGTCAATCATTTAAATTCACACTCCACCATTATTTCCGTAAGGGCCGCCAAGAGGTTAATTTCTTGGTCAGCCACGAAAGCAATCTGATACTGGTATTTGGCAATGATAAGAACAGCAGCAGGAATACTAGGGGGATCCACACTGTCATAGAGAGCGTCGTAGACGCGGCGTAGGATAGTACCAGGATCGTTGTCAAGGTTACTAACAACCCATTTACGCACTTCCGTGAAGTTCTTTTCTTTGAGGTGTTTAATAAGGTCATTTACTTTTACATCACTAAAATGGGCAAGAATGCCCGCATTGATTTCGCCTCCTGACGAATAACGTTGGCACTCATTAAGGACTCGTCTCCAATCCGGGAAATGGTTATTAATAAGTTGGACAAGAACTTTTTCATCATAATTAATACTCTCTTTATTTAAAATATCCAACAATCGTTTAAAAAATCCTGCAGCAAGATCTACTTTCTGCTTTCCTTTTATAGAAAATTCAATGACGGCACAACGACTATGTAGCGGTTCGATGATTTTATTTTTGTAATTACAGGTGAATATGAACCTGCAGTTTCTGCTAAACTCTTCAATAGAGGCTCTAAGCAAGAGTTGTACGTCGGGAGTGGTGTTGTCAGCCTCATCAATAATAATGACTTTATGTTTCGCACTTGAGGAAAGAGATAACGTTGAAGCAAAATTCTTTGCGTTGTTACGGACAGTATCGAGAAATCTGCCTTCATCAGATCCATTGATAACATAAAAATCTGCTCCTAATTCATTACATAGTGCTTTTGCAACTGTAGTCTTACCACAACCAGCAGGGCCGGCAAGTAGAAGATTGGGAACCTCTCCTTTCTCTAAGAAATCAAGAAAAGTTTTCTTAGTAGATTCTGGCAATATACAATCTTCAATCTTTTTAGGTCGATATTTTTCAACCCAAAGGAATTCATCATTCATAGTTTCCTTAATCTAACATAATAAGGTGCAAGTGTCCAAGTGCTAAAATTAGGATCGGGCATAATCCCCCTCTCTAAATTCAACTCTTGTAACAAATACCATTGACCATCATCTTCAGCCCTTTCAAATATCTCTACCCATTCTACACCATCTTTCAACAATTGGACAGCGGCATCTTGTGCATCTGTCCAATCATCATATTCTTTACCCTCTACTTTAAGCATCAGATGGTATGGAAGAAATTACAGGATTCTTAGTTCTATTGGTGAGAGTGATGAATTTATCAGCAGCAAATGTCCCAGCAACATTAACTGTGATTTCATCACCATCATTCCAGATCTCTTCTCCATTCTTCTTCCGCATATCCAATGCTTTCTCCAAATCATCAATAATCTGTTGTGTTATTTTCATTAACCAAATGTTGAATCAGGTTCTAATGCTATGTAATATGTCAAATCTAGATTTTTAGATTCAAACCTAGAAAGTAATTTTTCAGAAATACTTACAGTATAAGATCCTGGAAGAATCTTAAAGTTCTCTACCTTAAAATTAAGAGTAAAGTTTTCCTCTGTTTCACCAACAACTATCCTACACTTTTGAGAGGTGCTATTCTTCTTATCACGAACAACAAGTGTTACAACACCATTTGCACCAACTACAGAAAGATCTGGGACTTGATAAATCGAAGATGCTTTCAAAACATTAGTAAGTTGTTGTGTATTTAACTCAAAAGTTACATCTTCTGAAGGCAATTTAATTGATGTCTCTGGAGGACTAACAATCACATCAGGAGATGCAAAAAAGATCTCTTGATCCATATCACCTTCATGTATAACCAATCTATCATCTCTAGAAAAATCCAAATCTGGATTTTGATGAAGTGAAGACATGACATTTAGGAATTGATTTAAATCATAAATGCCAAAATCTTTAGGAAAATCCTCACCAATAGTTGCCTCAGCAAGAATATTTTTCATTACTGAAATAGTGCGAATTTGATTTCCTTTTTTAATCAGTATAGATTGATTAATAGTAGAAAAATTTTTAAATAATGATAAAGTTGTATCAGAAAGTTTCATAACCACGGGTCGTAATTTCATTTTGTGTGTTGCCACTAAAGTAATAAAGAAGTAAGCAATAATGCAGTGCCTTTAGTATATCACGTCTTGCCTGTCCCTTCTTATCATACCTACTCAAATACTTAATGGCATTAGAGCGGCAAAAAGACTCTGCATCACCAACGGATTCGATAAGATCAAGTGTCTGGACGTTTGATCCTTTGGTAGTATAATGCCCAGAATACGTTGAGGCCACATAATCTTTAAGATCCTTAATACCTTTATCTTCTTCATACTTATGTACTCCTGGTTTGTTAAGAGAAGGTTCTGGAACCTTAGTAAAAGGTTTTGTTGGATATGGATTAAGACTAATATGATCCTCACCCATTCCCCCTTTAACTCTCGATCCTGCAACTGCTCCAAGAGTAGGATAAGAATCATCAGTCAATTTAATAGTATCAGATGCCATAGCACCAGGATTTCCTGTAAGACTAAATCCGTCTTCTTTCCAGAAATCTTGACTAGGATGATCGGCAGGATAAGGATAAGGAGCATTTAAATCAGAAAAATAATCACCAGCACCCTTAATTTTAAAATTAATAGTATCTGATCCAACAGCACCTGCAAGTGTGGAAGAACTAAAAGTTATTGTATCAGTTCCAAATGCAGACTTAGATCCATAATTAAAATCCTGTGCACCATATATGGAAATTGTATCTGAGGAATCTCCTCCAAAAATTACAACGTCCTCTCCTCCACCTTCATTAAAATTAAATGCTACTGTATCTGCTGCACCAATAGCATCAGTTCCAATTCCTATTGTATCATTATCACTCATAATAGGATACTCCTTGTCCATTTCACCATAAAGTTCTTCATAAGCCAACCACCATGCCACAATTTGTTTCCTCCATTATATCATTCAGAAAGTTGAAAGTCAACATCGACTTTATCATACAACTCAAGGAATGCCTGCTTGGTCTCATCATCAAAACGATTAATGCATACCTCAATTGCTTTCACCTTACTGCCAAAAATGGAATAAGCACGTAAAATGTGAACAAGACGACGAGTGCTAATAATCTCATCAATACCTCCATCATAAAATGTTTTGCGGATAATGTCACCCCAATCTACAAGATGATTAATAAAACCAATATCTGTAATACCCAAAGTAGCAGCAACTCTTCCTAAAATCTTTTTCTCTATAGAAGGAGTTGGATACTCTTGCTCAAAGGTTACAGGAAATCTTTCAAGGAATGCTTCATTAAGAACATTAGTACCAATAAATCTTCCATCATCAGAACCTTTACCTTTTGTATTAGCAGTTGCAACTACATTAAATCCTTTTGCAGGTTGCACAAACTTACCAATCTTCTTAAGGAAAATACCTTTACCTTCTAATACTGGTTGTAGACATAGAATCTTATTAGATGCCAGATCGATTTCATCTAGAAGGAGTGTAGCTCCCCTTTCCAATGCTTCGACAACTGGTCCATTATGCCATACAGTGTTACCATCGATAAGGCGAAAGCCACCAATAAGGTCATCTTCGTCTGTTTCAATTGTAATATTGACTCGGATTAACTCCTTATTTAGTTGAGCACATGCCTGTTCAACACTGAACGTTTTACCATTACCCGAAAGACCCGTAATGAACGCAGGATAGAACACACCGGTTTTGAGAATGGCCTTAAGATCATTAAAAGGACCAAAGTTGACGAAGGTATCATCTTTTTCTGGGATAAGGTTTTGTTGAACAGATGGGATAACAGAAGGAGCATTAAATGAACGCTCAATATCTTCAACCACTTTTGTTGTTACTTCTAAATTCCATTTGCCGCGACCTACTTTATATTTCTCAAGGCGTTTTGTTACTGTCTGATAAGCCATTCCACGAGATGCACAATATCCTTTAACGTCAGCAGCAGTAAACTCTACACCATATGTATTTTTCAGATCGTCAACAATGTGATCATCAGTCATTTTTTAATCATCTCAACGAATTAATTATAAAGGAAGAACGGAAGAAATGATCACCCATGTGACCACTTCTTTAAGTGTCATACGATCAATTCAATAAACTCTCCTAATATCTTCTTATTTAGTTTCTTGGTCTTAAGAGACTTGATAAAAGCATTCTTAATCTGAGCTTTGGTTGCATCTTCTTTTACCTCAAAGGTATCATCATTTGCAAGTGAATTAGCAGACATACCAAAATAAGCATGGTATCCAGAATTCTTAATCACAAAACTCCTATTCTTTTTCCAATCCATCTGAACTTTTTCAGAATGATCATATAGTTTAATAAAACTATTAGCATCACGATTAGCAAGAACTCTAATACCAATAAAATTCACAGATGGATAAGTATCACGAAGATTCCTCAAACATGCATCTGTAAAATGATTCCAATAATATCCAAACTTATAAGTCTTTCCTGTCTTACGATTTCTGATAAGAGTTCTATCTGGTTTACAACTACGACAACCTAAACGATCCCATTCATTTCTAGTAGGAACCATCACATGATAAGGAAGTTGATTAGCTTCACCATCAGTAAGAATCACACACTGAACTTTTTGGAGTTTATTATCCTTCTGAAACTTGGGAAGAAGTTTATACAAGGCAACTAAACTCTCATTCAGCGGTGTTCCAGAAAGACAAACTTTATAAGGAACTTTATAATAAGGACAATATCTAAATGAATATGCAACTCTCCAAATAGTTTTCATTTGTTGATCAAGAGTTTTACCATTCACCTTATGAGTGAAAATATTCATCAACCCAAAATCATTCTCAATCAGAAACTTTCCTTCCTCACGCTTATAATGATATGTCACATTACCACTATTCCAATGATTTGAGAAAGCATAAACCTCAAAAGGAACATGAACCTTCTTACAAAACCATAGCAAATTATAAAGTTGCTTCAAAGTATCTTGAAGCACATCTGCCATAGATCCAGACCAATCCAGAACAAATACTAATCCGTGATTTTTCCCATCAGGAAGAATATTAATCTTCTTAAAAAGGTCTTCGTCAAATTTATAATTATGAAGCTTCTCTGTAGAGAGGACCCCAGTGCGACTAATAGCAGAACGACTATAATTGTCAGCTGCCTTCCGACATTCAAATTCTTTAACAAGGTAGTTAACTTCTTTTTGTGCACTTTTCTTAAAATCCTTAAATTCTAAATCTGGTTCTGTGAAAAGATCTATTTGCTTTTCACCAAACTGTTTATGCGCAATGTCCCAAGTTTCTTGTGATTTTGTGAAGGATTCCTCACAAATGCTATGAAACTCTTCATTAGATCCAATAACAGTATCAAGATTAAGTTCAGGAAATTCTACATAAACATTTTCTACTCCACCAACATTCGTAACAAGTTGTTGTAATTTCTTACTCAATCTTTCAGCAGTTTCTACAACAGGATCAGGATCATCCATCCCAGCATCGCTATCAACAGAATCGCTCCTATCTTCCACATCAGGAGTGCTATCACTGTCAGAAAGGGGAGACTGAAAGTCAATATCGCTAATAGAGTCAGAATCGCCAGGACTTTCAATGTTTGCGTCAAGATCCTGTCTACCTTGTTTTTCTTTTTTTTGCTCCTGCTTGCAGAAATTATATAACGCTTCTGCTGCGTATAGGGTGTCTTCAAACGTTTCGCAATCATGGATCAAATTGATAATCGGTTTTTCAGTAGTCGAAAAAGCCAGAGAAAGGAACGAACCAATCTTGAAAAATAGATTAGCCCGATCAGCAAGATTAAAATTATTAAGATCTTCACCATCTATCTGAAAGAAATCTTTACTGTGTAGTTCACTATATCCTTTATAGAAACTTTTGGCAAGTCCCATGTATTTGCGCTTCATCAATTTCTCAATTCGCGCATCCTCTACTAGGTTAACAAACTGAGCAGGAATCCTATCTTCCCAATCCCATTTATCAGGAGTAAAAAGGGCATGACCTACCTCATGCCCAACCAACATATCATATACATCATGACTTGCTTTGTCCCAAAGAGGCAAAATCAAGACACGAGTATGAACATTAAACTGTGCAGTCTCAACATGCTTATGCTCTACTACCAAATCTTCAGTAGCTAATAGTTTTGCAAGTTGTGATTTAACTTCGTGCTGTACAGGCATTACATTCACCACTTAACGAATCTGGATCTGTCGCACAAATTTGGAATATCATCACAGTCCACTCCATATATTCCCTTAAAAGCTTCATAAACTACAAGTTTAATCTTCATACGTTGTGCTGGAGTATCTTCACCACGTCCTAAAGCACGAATCATGTCTTCAATAATTCCTCTTGTATGTGCAGCAATACAAATATCTCTAGTCCAATTTCTTTCTTCTCCTTCAGCCGTCAAATAGGTCTTATGCTTGTTGGCACTGATGGGATCCATACTTGCTTTTGTGTGGGATGCATATATTATAAAACCTCCGAGGGGTCTCGGAGGTCTTAAGTAGACTCTTTATCAAGTGTCTACGCCTTTCTCTAGCACTACGGAGTGCCTGTGGTTTCAGTTTTCGCTTGCGCTCCTTCTTGGAGTGATGTTGCCAATTTGGTGTAGTCATTAGACCATACGTGAGAAATTTTTAGTCTTGTCAAATTTTATCACACTGTCAAACTTGTCATCCATACCAGTCTTATGCGATATCACGAATATATTAGCATCTTTTACGACATATCGGATAATCTTAAGGAATTCTTCCGTTCCAAAACCATCAAGAGAACTATCAAACACCTCATCCATGATTAGTAAATTTGTATTAACAGAATTTTTAAACCTAGCAACTTCCCTCCAAGTAAACAGGAGTGCTAAATCTATCCTCATCTTCTCTCCCTCGCTGAAAGAAGCATAAGAAAAATCTTCATGTATAGGGGACTGAACGGTTTCGTTAAATTCCTCATCAAGTGTGAAGTTGATGTAGAAGTCCATCATCTGAAGATAACGGTTAACTTGCTGATTTATCAGCGGTAGATACTTCTTTATGATTTTGGATTTAACTCCACCGTCTTTAAGCAAACCATACGAAAAATCGTAATAGTTTATTGTGTCCTTTCTAGAAGCGAGATCGTTGTATGTAGTTTTTAAACTATCCTTAAAGGTTGCTAACTTGTCATGCTCAGTATTTCTGTTTGCAAGTTGATCGGTAAGTCTCTGAATTTCCGATTCCAGATCTCTGATTTGTCGTTGACATCCAGAAATCCTAGTATTGTTTTTAGAAATGTCATGCGTTAGTTTAGTAATCTCCTTAGATAAAATTGTAAAGTGACGCTCTCGCTCTTCTTCCTCTTTAATTGCCTCCTCTAGTTCTTTATAACCAGACTGCAACTCCTTTACTTTAGATTGAGCGTCGTTACTCTTATTTATCCTAAACTCCTCTTCTATATCTTGTGTACAGGTAGGACATACCTTATTTTGTGAGAAAAATTCATGTTCCTTAGTAATAGTTGATACTTTGTTAGAAATCTTACCTTTTAATCCAGCCAACTTACGAAGTCTCTCTGTAGCACCCTCACTCTGACATCGCATCTGTGCATATCCTACCACCTCACCTTCATAATGTTCATTATCCTTGATCAACTTTGCTACAGACTGATCTAGTTCATCAATCTTATTATTCTTTTCTTCTATATCCTCCTTACCACGCGATTCTATCTCATCAATAAAATTCTTTTGCATCTCTACTTTATCATTAAGAGATTCTTTCTTAAGTTCTAAAGTTTTAACTTCTTCCTTAATACAACGACTCTTCTCCTTGATAAGATTATTCATAGTAGAAAAAATCTTAATATCCAAAAGATCCTCAATAACCTCTCTTCTAGTAGAAGCAGTCAACTGCATAAATGGCACAAATGTACTAGATCCCAAAATCACAATCTGAGTGAAAGATTTATAATTCATCTTCAATACATTTTGCTCTAACCATTTCTGCTGATCTGCTGCAGATGATGATTGGTCAAGCAAAACATCATTTCTCCATATCTCAAATGTATTTGGTTTTATTCCACGAACTATCTTCCATTCAATCTGCCCAACAGAAAACTCTACTTCTACCTTACAATCTTTCTCATTAGTAGTATTAACTAGTTGTGGTTTATTAATCTTACGAAATGGTTTACTAAACAAACTAAAAGTAAGTGCATCCAACACAGTACTTTTACCAGCACCATTAGAACCTACAATTAAAGTAGTTTTAGTTGTTTCAAAATCAATTTCCGTAAAATTATTTCCTGTACTCAGAAAATTCTTCCAACGAATTTTATGAAATAAAATCATGATTATCAGGTGGTATTACAAGATCATTTTTGGTGATAACCGTATATTGATATCCATGTTTTTCACAAGTCTTTAACATTAAATCACCATCAATTTCTATAATATGCATCTCAGGAAATCCTTTATCATCTTCCAACATCATTGCATATCTTACAGCATCATCTTCCTCTTCAAAAATAAAAAGGATATGCTCTCCGTCATCATCCTTTACAGAATATGCTCCATCATTTTCTTTACCATCTACAGTAAGTATAAACATACTAAACTATTTCACATGCTTCCTGATATACCTCATTTATCATCTTTTGAATAACTGTTTTATCAAGATTTACCTCAGCCTCCTCAATATATCTATTGAGGATTGAAAGTGTATCCTCCGATTCAAATGCTTCAAAATCTTCATTAGATTGAACTTGAAAATTCTCAACAACCTTTAGTTCTGCAATATTAGAAGAATAAAGTTTATCAATAAATTTCTCAAATTTCTTTGTATCAGTTTTTTGACGAACAACAACTTTTACAATCTTATCCTCACAATCTCTAGTATCAAAAGTCTGATAGTTTGTATCCTCATAATTGATGATTTTAAACATCGTATAAGGATTATTAATTGGAGTATGCTCTAGTGTCTCTGTATCAAAAATATGAAAACCACGAGAATCATTATAGTCATTCCAGAACATCTCATAAGGATTTCCTAGATAATAAACTGTTCCATTATCAGATCTAGTATGATAATGCCCTGAGAAAACTTTATCAAATTTATCAAAATGACCAACCTCAGTACCAGTCTCCATGACATATCCTCTATGGATCCTGAATCCTTTTAATTCAAGATGACCCATTACACAAGGACATTTTGATTTCTTAATCAACTTAAGAGTTTTTTCTTCATTGTCATTATTGATCCATGGAATCATAAGGACATTAAGATCTCCTAATTTAATTTCAGTTGCTTCAGAATAGACAGTTACATTATCATACTCACGAAGCAATAAATCAACAGCATTTACATCATTGGTATTTTTATAGTATGCAGTATGGTTTCCGACAATTGTATGAATAGTACATCCCATCTCTGAGAGACGATCATAGTAATTGTCTTTAGCCCATGATAATGCAGAAAAATCAATACCTTTGCGACTATCAAAGGTATCACCCATATCAACGATTGTCGTAATACCTTCCTTCTGTAATGTAGGAAAGAATATATCATTATAGAACTTTAGAAAATAATTATGAAAGAATTTAGAATTCTTCCTACACCCAAAGTGCTGATCTGTGATAATAGCAACTTTCATTGATTGCGAAGTTTTGCATGTACAGCATCCTTAATCTGATTATAGTCTGAGTAATTACTCCCGTCAAGTGTATTGTTATCATCAAAAACTTCACTATAACCTGTCCTTTCAAGTATTTTATTTTTAATCTCAAGTTGCTTCTTTTCTTTCTGAATGCGTCTCAAAAAAGCATAATGAATGATTTGAGTAAAATAAGCAAAAGGATTTTGAGATTTCTCTGGATCAAAATTATGAATATACTGCACACAATTCTCAATGCCGTCAGAGATCATATCCTCTTTAAACATATAATTAACAAAATTTGGTTTAAAAGATAAATGAGTAGCAATCTTTAAAAAACACGATCCAAGATAATTAGAAATTCTTGGTTTAGGTTCACCACGTGCTTTTGCTAATGCTACATTATCTCTATGAACAATAATTGCAGCTAGGAACTCTTTATTATTAACATAGTGTTCCGACCTTTTCCTTTTAGTCATACCTGGTTGAATTGCCATATATCTCTAACTAATTATGTAGATATTATAACATTTTAAAGAATGCTTGACAAGTACTTGTATTATGAGTAAAATAACTTTGTGGAGTTTGATAGAAAGGAGCTAGCTCTTTTTATAAATCTTTTCTAAGATATCCTTAGCATCTGATACAGAAGAAATATATCCCATATCTCTATTAAGTTTAGAATGTTTATTTCTTCTAATATCAGGAGGAGTATGTGGAGACTGTCTTACAAAAGATTGATACATTGTAATCATTTGTATATCTGAAGATTCACTTATTGTTAATACATCATTCATATTTAAAATAAACATATCTTCAGTTGTTGTTTTAAGCCATGGTTCTACCTTATATCCATTTACAGTACCATCTCTTGCTTTAACTTCAAATACCATAATAGGATTAGTAACAACTAGCATAGTTCTATCTTCTTCTTCAGAAGCTGCTACCTTGGCAAATATCTCTTCACCATTTTTAAATTTAATTGTTCCGTAAAAGTCGTCTTCAATCCCCATCTTTTTTTAACTGTATAGTGATTATGTCATAATTAAAATTTTCTGAGTTGTAAATCTTAATTCGTTCAATAAAATGATTTAGTGTGTAATTCTTTTTGGAGTTATGAGTACAATCATCGGCAATATCATAAAGCATCGCTTTAATTTTATTTTTCCCTTTTCTTAGTACTCTCCCTATAGATTGTAAATTTCTTATTCTAGATTTGCTTGGTGAAGCAAATATTACATTATGCAAATTCTTAATGTTTATACCAGTTGAGAATGTCCCGTAAGATGCAACGATTACTGCATTGTTTTCTTTTTCGGTAATTTCTCTTACTTTTTCTCTTTCTTCTGCATCCACTCCACCATGGATAAAGAATACCTTTCGGTCACCTCGCTTGAAACTATTTATCTTTTCAAAAAGTATTGCGCCATGTGTTTCCACTCGGCTATATAACACTAGTGTATTACCTTTTAAGTCTAAAGTCAATTTACTTATAAAGTGATTTCTTTGTTCATGCGATATTAGATATTGAATTTCATCTTCATATACATCAAACTTTTGTGGAGGATGTTTGAGCACTAAACAAGTAATATCTAATTTAGAAAGATAACCTTTCTCTTGCAATTCCTTTGTTCTAACGATCTTATATGATGGGCCAAACAGTCCTTCTAAGACCCATTTATGGGTCTGTGTGCCATCTAAAGTTCCAGTAAATCCAAACCTATGTTTAGCTGTATGTAATTTGGTCATGATCTGAATTAAAGATTTAGATTTAAATTGATGTGCTTCATCACCAATTATAACTCCAAATTTTTCAAACCATGATCTATCTAACTTATAGATAGATTGCCAGGTTGTTATAACTACTGGTTGATCAGTTTCTTTTTCTTTTCCTGAATAGATGCGGTGGCAATATGACTCAGAATCCCAACCATAATCCTGAAAATCCTTGTACATCTGCTCTACAAGAGATGTCGTGGGAACAACTAACAATATTTTTTCGTGCCTATCTGTGTAGTATCTTACTAGAGCGTAAATCATCAACGATTTGCCAGATGCAGTGGGAGATATCAATAGCCTTCTATTATGTCGCAATGCATCGTATACTCCCTCAATTTGATAATCTCTAGGTTTATGTCTAGAAATTGAGGTCATATATTGCTTAACACCTTCATAAGAAATTAAATCATTAACTTCAAATGGTTGTCCAAAATATTTGTTCTCTTCAAAGAAATAGGTATATCCGTGCCTATTGCAAAAACTTACAATCTTATCTAATAAACCAACATAAATTTGTCCATTGGATGTTGAGAATAAACGAATCTTTCCATCCCAATACTTATTACGGTATTGAGGCATAAACTTTGCACCTTCCACTTCAAAAGTGAAATGGTCTGAAAGTTCCATATAGATATGAGGCTCTGCCTTTATCTGCAAAAATACTTCATTCGCTTTTCCTATAACAACATCAGCATTATGAGTATTAATCAAGGGAACCCATACATCTATGGGTATTTATGGAGTTGGTTTTACTCTTAACGTAACAGCAGCATCTCTTGTAGATGATTTTGGTGCTCTAGATGCAGGTTTAGATTTAGGAGTCATTCTTCCACGATGTTGTATATCTTGAACATTTGCTAGTTTATCTTTATGAGAACCAGTTACCACTTCTTGAGCACCACCTTTCCCTGCAGAAACACTTTTGCCAAATTTATGTCTTCCACCCGCTGCTTCTTTATCAAATTGACTAGCTGTTTGGGGATACTTAGACATATATTTATCCATCATTTTTTGCATTAATGCACTTCTTCTATCACTTATATTACTTCTAGAAGCAAAATTAGGATTGCTTTTTCCCAATTGTTGAGCACGTGCTAATTTACTAACCATTCTATTAGTATCACTTTTAAAAGTACTTATCTCTGAAGAAGATGTCCCAGATTTTTTCATATTTTTTTCAGTTTCTTTTGCAGCTGCTTTCCATGTTGCAGAAGTCTCTCCAGTACCACCAGACATAGTTTGAGATCCTTTTCCCATTTTTAAACTAACGCCTATTCCATATTTGGGATTTTTAGGATCATATCCTTCTATATCTCTTTTTGCTGTATCTACTTTTTTACTAATGGTGCTTCTCCATTCTCCCGTAGTATCTGCTTTTTCTCCTCCAGTAACCCGAACAGGTAATCCTCTTTGTTGATGACTTTTTCCTCTTCTTCCTTGAGACCAAGCAATAACACTATCGGGAGCATTTTGCATTTCATCTTCATAAGATTTTTTATCTGCAGGAGATTTACCTTTAGTAAACCCTCTCCTCGCTTTTTCAAAACTTAATGGATGTTTAGGATCAGTTTTTGCTTTTTGAAGTTCTCTTTCTATTTCTCTTTTAGCAGAATCTGTTTTACCTGCATCCAAATGAGACTTTACTGTTTTCCCATACTTGGGATGAACAACAAAATGATTCCAATTTTTTCTAAAAGCATCCTCATCACTATACTTACCTTCTATTATTGATTTAAACTCTTTAAAAGTCTTCATTTATATAAACACTTTTCTTTTATTTATCCCAATCCAGAGTTAAATCTCATAAATTCAATAGCATTTTTAATTTGAAATGTTCTATTTTGTATTACTTTAAGGATACTTTCCAGATAAACTAACATCGTGTCATAGTAATCAATCTTTAAAGAAGTGTTAGATAATTTAGAGTCAGCATCCAAATACTTTTGCATAGTATCCTTATCCCTTATCTTCTTTGGAAAAGGATTCTCTACATAAACTTCAGGGTCTGCTTTCCCGCTAAAATACTCATACCGTTCATGGCGGATATTTTTCCTTTGCTGCTCTGCTTTCTTTCTTAAAAGGAATATAGTATTATATAATTCAAAGTATTTTGCATGAAGAGATGGGATCTTCAATGATTCTTCGTGTAGATTGTCTCGGTCTATATTTGAATCTCTTTCCCACATCTCTTGAAGTGTTTCAAGAGTTATTGTCATGAAGGATCATATATTTTATCAACTAATAAATCCTTACCACTAATATCAGTTATATCGTAAATAAGATATTTAAAACTTACTTCTGCGGTAAAATATTCAATATCTGTCATTGTAGCATCAAATTGCATCGTAGTCAATGCATATGGAAAACACTGACGAAAATTCACATGGAATTTGGGAATCATTGAACTTGATAATACCTGAAGTGTTCCATCAGAAAAAATATTTTCCATAGATCTTGTTGGAAGATCCATTGACATATTACCAGTATTTTGAAGTTCTTTTATTTGATCTAATTTTTCTGGATAACCCAATCCCCTTAACCAATTTTGAATCTCCATATAATTGGACAAATCTTCATCAACCATAAACTCCAAAGTTAAATCTCCAAACTGAAGTTTATCTCCTGGTTGGTCAATATTTTTTAAGTAAGTTGGTTGGATTGCAGTATCTAAAGTTAGATCTGGAATATTTGCTTTATTACAAAAATAAGCTGCTTTAGGTGCTCTTACTAAGGTAAATTTAAACCCAGTAGGTGATAGAAAATTTCTGTTTTCAATTTGTCTAGGCATTATGCTCCTCCACCGCCATTGCCACCACCACCGTTGCCGTTGCCACCATTACCATGGCCACCATTGCCATTACCATTTCCATTCCCGTTATGGGACCCATTACCGTTGCCATTTCCATTACCATTTTTTCCATTATCATGGTGTTTATGATATGATCCACCCCAATATCTTCCACCATATTTGGGTGGCATTATAACACATTTCTTTTGAAGACGATCATAATACTGCCCTTCTGGACATTTAGGAATCTCATCCTGTTTATTATGCTCTTTTATAAAGTCTTTAAAGTTTTTCATATATCTATTTAGATAAAAAAAGGACCGCCGAAGCGGTCCTTTGAATGTGAATGGAATATATCCATCTCGATCACATCAGGTTCTTCACCGTGACGCGA